GTTTCCCAGTCACGATCGGGGTGTTGATATAGAGGTCAGGACCGGAAGTAAAAGCGAGGTGATTCAAGCAAAAAGAAACTCAGGCTTTGAATTACATACAGTAAGCTAGAAAACAAACCCCGCAATAGTGGGGTTTTTTATTGCCTGTAATAAGCTATAATGCTATGAGTAGCTTAATCAGGAGATTAGGCGCTTTATTATCAGGAGATAGTAGGGTAATGAGTAAATTAAAAGCGGGGCGTGTGTCGAAGTACAGCCCACGAATTGCAGCCGCAATAATTAAAAGGATTATGGATGGCGAGTCAGTTGCGTCTATTGTTAAAGACCCAGCTATGCCAGCCAATAGCACTTTGTATAAATGGCTGAGTAAAAACCACATTTTCGCGGAGAGATATGCACAGGCATTAGAGTTTAGGACCCACTTAAAAGCCGAAGAAAGGCATCAAATTATTGAAGATGCTATAACGGAATTAGGTGTGCAGCCTGAAGGCTTTAACGCTAATGTATGGGCTAACTTAGTTAAGGAAAAGATACGCGCTGTTGAGTGGGACGCTGAAAGATTGGCGCCTGTTAAGTATAAGCCTGGTTATATTTCCGATGGTACTGACGGTGAAGCGCCTGCATTAACAATCAACTTTGCTACACGCGATCCAGTTGGCAAGATGAAGATAACCACAGGCGAAAAAGATTGATTGAGCTATCTGCGCCTCAGTCTGTTTTCATTAACGGTCTAAGCACAAAGAACACTGCTTATGTTGGCGGTTTTGGCTCAGGTAAGACGTTTGTAGGTTGCTTAAAGCTGTTAATGTATATCAGTATGTTTCCTCGTACACGCTGGGGTTTTTGGGCACCGTCTTATCCATCTATACGAGATGTGTTTTACCCAACCTTTGAAGAAGCTGCTGAGCTTATGGGGTTCAGGGTAATAACCAATACCAGCAACAAAGAGGTGCATGTTTACCGTGGCAGGCAGTACTACGGAACTGTTATTTGTCGATCAATGTCTGACCCTGCATCAATCGTAGGTTATAAAGTTGCTGGAGGCATTTGTGACGAACTGGACACAATGAAAACCGCAAAGGCTAATGATGCTTGGAATAAGGTTAACGCTCGACTACGTTTGAAAGTGCCTGGGCTTGAGCTAAACTGGCTAGGTGTAACAACCACGCCAGAGGGATTTAGGTTTGTGTATGAAAGGTTTGCCAACAACCCAAAGAGCCGTTATTCAATGGTACAGGCTTCAACGTACGAAAACAGAAAGTACTTGCCTGATGACTACATAGAAAACTTATTCGAGACGTATCCAGAAAACTTAATTAGCGCTTACCTTGATGGTGAATTTGTTAACTTAACTAGTGGCAGCGTTTACCCTCAGTATGACCGCATATTGAATGGTAGTGATGAGGCTTACAAATCAGGCGAGCCAATTTATGTGGGCATGGATTTTAACGTTAGCCGCATGTGTGCAGTTATATACGTTCAGCGCAACGGAAAACCACACGCAGTAGATGAGATAATTAACGCATTTGATACTCCTAATATGATAGAGCTATTAAAGCAGAAGTATTGGATTGAGCTTTCACAGGGTGAGTTTAAGAAAATTAATGAGATTTACGTTTACCCTGATAGCACAGGTAAAAACCGTAAATCAGTAGGTGCGAGTGAAACAGATATTAGCCTGTTAAAAGATGCTGGGTTTAATGTTCATGCCAAGACTAAAAACCCGCCTGTAAAGGATAGGGTTAACGCTATGAATGCGGCTTTGTGTAATTCAAAGGGTGAGCGCACATTAAAAGTTAATGCTAGGCTTTGCCCTCAATACTCACAGAAACTAGAGCAGCAAGTCTATAATGACAGGGGTGAACCTGAAAAAGATGGCACAGAAGATGTCAACGATGCAGGCGGCTATTATATAGCCTACGAATACCCTATAATAAAACCATTATGGACTGGCGGCTTTAAAATGAGATAGCTATGAATGATTTAGAAACGAATTGCGAATACAAGCACAACCTGCGCAAATGGCAAATGGTGCGCGACTGTGTAAATGATGAAGTTAAGCAGAAAGCATGTAGAAATGCCTCGTGTGAATATGAGCGCACTGCTGATTTTAGGCATCAAGGCTATATAGTTAGGGCGCCAGGTATTGAGGACGAAGCTTACTACACCTTTGCTAACCGAGCTGTATTTAAAAACTACACCGGCAACACGCTTGATATACTTTGCGGCGCTGCAATGATGCGGCCATATAAGTTAACAGGTGAGTCAGTCGATGACACCGAGCAACCCTTGCCAGAGTCTATCCAATACATTGAGGATTCATTCACTCGCTCTGGCATTGGTTATTACGACAGCCTTAAAGGGCGTATTCGTGAGGTTTCTAGTGTTGGTCGCTTTGGCTTGTGGGCTGACTTCCCATCAAACACTGAGGGTATGACGCAAAAGGAAATACGCGACAAGGGTTTATTTGCTCGCGCTCAAGGGTTTAAGGCTGAGGATATTAAGGATTGGTCAGAAGCTATCATAAACGGTCGTAAGCAGCTTAACTACGTGAAGCTTAGCGAATGTTATACGCAGATGGTTGTATCGGGCAGTGATTTTAAGCGTGAAGCGTTTACCGTTACCTATGAGTTGTTTTTGGATGAGGAAGGTCTTTACTCGGTTAAGCGTGATGATGGTACAACGGTAAATATTTACTCGCCTACCCTTGGTAATGGCCAGCGCCTAGATTGGATACCATTCCAGTTTTACGGCTCAATTGAAAATACGCCAAGTGTTGACCCTTTGCCGATGTTTAAAATATCTGAAATTAACATAGCGCTATTTAATAACGATGCGACATTTAGGCAGGCTATGTGGTACTTCGGTGCGCCTACAGCTACTTTTGCATTAAGTGATGGCGTAAGTATTTCAGAGTTCCAAAAAGCGAATGGTTTACTTGATGGCGAATCACCTACATTCGGTGGCTCTGCTTATGTCGGCTGTGAGATTGGTTTAGCTCAAATCTCAGTTGATAGTATGCTTATTCAAGCCATGGATAAAGACGTTGAGTCTATGGCGCAAATAGGCGCGCAGATTATCAGCACAGGCGGCAACGAGACAGCGGAGGCTGCGAGAATCCGCAAAAGCTCAAGCATGGCCAGCCTAGGCGGCATCGTTGCCAATATAGAAGCAGGAGATCGAAACGTCATTAATTGGATGATGATGTTTAACAATGAAAGCGGCCAGCCTGATGAGTTTATGTTGGAGCTTAACCGTAAATTCTACGATGAGCGCATTGAGCCTCAGATGTTGCAGCAGTTAGTGACTATGAATTTCCAAGGCAAGCTACCTGATGAGTATTTATTTAAGGTGCTTAAGGATAATAAATTTGCGCTTGATGGCGATAGTATTGTTGAGTACATCGAGAGGATAGGTGACATACCCAACACGGGAATTAATCTAGACGAAGAGTAAACAAAGCCCCTTATTGGGGCTTTTTCTTTATGTCGTATTTTTCTAGTAGCTTTTCAGTGATTATTCTTGGTTTTTCGTAAGTGAAACTAAGAAACGCAATGTCAAACTTCAAATCATCACGCAACTCTTCCTCTGGCGTTTTTGGTTTTGATAAATCAGATTTAAATACAAGTGTATTAATCCTCTGTTCATTTATCACTGTGACAATACCAAGACAGTCCACTGGCGATACAACATTACAAAGGCCATGAGTTGGGTGGATCGCTTCATCACCAACCTGCGGCCACTCGCTTGACTCTTGCTTATAACACTGACCAGTGCAGCACCTTCCGCCACACTTATTGCACACACAATCAAAATGCTTAGGCGCTTCACCTAGTTTTTCTTGTGGGTATATTTTAGGCTCAGCTTTAGGTGGTAGCGGGATTGTTATTTGCTTTAGTCTTGCCGCTATAACTATCCCATCGCAACTATGAGAGTGCATGTTAAGCTCTCCATGAAAGCAGGCGAAGTGGGTTATTCTTTTTAGTCCATCACTAGGAGACCAAACTTTAAAACCATGCAACTCTGCCAGCTCAATAATAAACGCAGCATGCTCAGGCGATTGCACTTCGCCATAGGTGTTGGCTAGATATTCGCGGGTGTTATTTTCAAAACCGCTTTCATCTACTGTGATTTTAAACCCGTGCGAAAAGGAATTGGACTCATCGCCTATAAGGGTGGCTGTATCTTTTGCGTAAAATAATAAGTTATTTGATTTTGTGCTTATGTAAGGGTATTTCATTTTCACTCTCCATTAATTAAAGTCCCTAAATCTTATTTCAATTTAACTCTATTTTGAAATAACAAATAAGCATAAGCATATAGCTAAACGGTATTTATAATCTAAGCGGTTTTGGGTTATTGTTAGGGTATTAAATTAAAGGAGATAGGAATGAGTTTATCTAATATGAAGATTTTTAATATTAATCCAGAAAAGAAACCAAGAATAAAGCGGCTATCCAATGGTCAATTTGTTAGTGAGTCTTATTGCGTTATGGGTGAAGGTGTTGTTGAAAGGTACATTGATTACATTTTGTTTAGTGAAGCTTCTGAAGGTAGTATTGAACTAAAGTGATTATGATGTATAATTGTTTTTAGCGGTGTAGGAGCTGCGATTGGTAATGATAATTTAGGGTTTATTAGTTCAGGTCTTGGTGTTCGTGGGAAAACTCCTACTTATGTCATTACCACCCAGAATT